TGAAAATGTTTGAAGAGGGGAACAAAAAGAACACACCACCATTATCGCAATATGAACTAAGAGTCATTTGGAACTCAATCGGTAGCCGAGAATTATCAGCGAATCCCGAAGGGAGAAGTTATGAACGTAAAGTTAGGACATGGGGACCAGCTGAAACAGATGGCGTTTATAAATCTCCAACTCCTGAAGGGAGTACCGGACCGCTGCAGGTGGCCGAAGGAGAAGCTGAAGTAGATACAAAAGATACGTTACACGTTTCAGAAGTAGCAAAATTACAAGTAATTGATTCGGATCACACATATCCGGTAGATATGCCTCCATTTGATATGGCACTTTTAGGCGGGTTTTCGGCAGCCGAGTTAATCGTGGTGGCTGGGCAATCAGGGCATGGTAAAACAACTTTGATTCAAGATTGGTCAGTTACATTAGCGTCTGGTGGTTTGCAAAAAAGGACACAACTTCCGACTCTTTGGTTCTCTTATGAAGTATTAGCAAGGCCGTTATGGCAGAAGTTTCAGGCTATGGGTGCGACCGAGGATACACCACTTTATATGCCTAAGTTCAATGAGACTGGCGAAACAGAATGGGTTGTAGATGTGGTGAAACGGGCTATAGATAAATGGGGGATTAAGGTGGTGGCAATAGACCATTTAGGTTTTCTCCGAGCTCCCAAGGGGAATTATTCAAATGCCGCAGATGCTGTCACACATACAGTTCGGGCACTAAAGAAACTTGCCGTGAAACACGGGTTAATTATTCTCCTCCCGGTTCATGTGAGGAAGACGACTGCGAAAACTCCTGATTTAAACGATATTCGGGATTCATTAGGTATAGCTCAAGAAGCAGATACAGTATTTTTTATTGGCAGGGAGAAAGATGACTCTGGTTTGCCAACTCCACAAGCTAAAGTTTGGTTGGTTAAGAATAGAAAAACCGGAATCTCTGTTTCGGCAACGTTTGATTATCAGTTTGGCAGATATTATTATAATGCCGAGAGTACCAAGAAAGATTTAGGGGGCGAGACATTCTCTGAGTCTGTTATCCAAGCAAATGAAGACTTCTAAAAAACGGAATCTGCATAAAATTGGGAAGCACGGTGCAATGGGTATTTTAACCCAGAGGGGTACTATTTGTGTCGAATGCCATAAGCCGATTAAGATGAAAAATACACGTAAAACGGTTAAAAAAGACTATGAAATTATAAAAACTAATGCGATTTATGCCGGGCAGAGTATAATTATAAATGGTATTGAGAAGGAGATCGTTTATGAGTGCGATAAGTGTTGATAAACGTTTAGGACTTTAGTAATATTAGAAATGAAGGGGGCTTAGTGTGCGTAGTCTGGTTGAGTAATCAACTTGCTTACACTACGATGGCGCAACTCCATCCCCCTTCATTTTTTTGCTTAAAAAACGGATCATGATAACTATATATTCGACACCAACTTGCCATTTTTGCCATTTAGCCAGAGAATGGTTTAAGAGCCGGGGGATAAATTATCAGGAGGTGAATCTGGTGAACAATCCTACGGCTCAGGAATTAATTACTCGAAAGACTAATCAAATGGGGGTTCCGGTTATTGATATTGACGGTGATTTTATTGTTGGTTTTAATAGAGTAATTCTGGAGAAGAGATTTGAAACGCCAGATAAATAAATCGCCGGCTGATAGATTTTTAAAAATTTCTCAACTTACTTAGGTGGATGGGGAAGGGTAGGTAAGTGTCAATAAAAAAGCCCCCAATCGTTATGATTGAGGGCTTTTTTATGTTAATAATTTATTAGGTCATCTGTAAATTTTCCTTTGGTTGATTTTGTCATTCCCATGAAACCTACACCTGGCTCGTCATATTTGAGTCGGAAGTCTAATTTTTTATATTTTTGTCCGACTTGTTTAATCCATTCAGATGGTGGACTCCATGCAGAATCAAATTCATATTCTAGATAGTTTTCGTCGTTGTATGTTAGTTTTGCGTTTATATCCCATTTTGTTCCCCAATTTTCTATTTGCCATTCATACCATGCTCCTTCTTTTTCTTTTATATTTTTCGGTAGGGGGACAAAGTTATTTAGGATTAGATCTGAGTCTTTTCCTTTGGCGAGGAGTTTGAATTTTTTAATTTCTTTTTTATCTCCGCTGACGGTAAGTTTGTTTTCACACCAGTTTGGCATTTTGATTGTATTCCTTTTTTGAGATAATTGGCCATTGTTCTTTCTCTTTGAAGGAAGTATTTTATTTGACTTTTTAGTTCTTGTGCTAGTTTTATTTGGCTAATTTTGTTTGTTATTTCTAGGGCCATTAGTTGTTTCCATAATCTTATATGCTGTTCTGATGTTACTGTTCCTAGATTATAGAGGACATTCTTGGCTGGATTACATAATGTCATTAGCCAGTCATTTTGGTCTATTTTTCTACATAATAGCCAGTTGGGTGTTCCATGAATTGAATGTATTAATACATTCTCTGCTCCTTCTTTTGTTAATTCTTTCGTTATTCTATCTATGTTTTTCATGGTGATTTAGCAATGGTGGTCTTCAGTATATCAATGAAGGTTTTGCCGATTGCTCCATTATCTCTTGTATCATCAATATCTTTGAAGTTTGTTTTTGTGAAGATTTCTTCTAGGTAATATGATCCTCCGCCTATTCCTATTGCTATACATTCTATACCTTCTTTCTGTGCTTTTTCGTACTCTTCTTTCATTCTTTCTCTGTCGCTTTGGCCATCTGTTAGGATGATTAATATTTTTCTTTCTGCTCTTATTGAATGTAATTGTTCTCTTTCCATTTTCATTGCTTCATGGATGTTTGTGTTGCTATTCCCTGCTCTTTTTAGTATTTCTTTGCTTGCTAAATCTGACCATCGGATTGCTAGTTTGTTGATTTTATTTACTAGTGCTGCTCTTGTTCCGAATACTGTTAATGATCTTGGGATTCCTGCAAGTCTTAATGCTTCTGCAACCATATACATTGATGATAATGCATAATCTGCTTGCTGTACGCTTCCTCCTCCGAACATAGAGCCTGAGACATCTGATGCGATTGCGAATGCATAGCTTTGATTGCTTTTGATGATTCTTCTACCAAAAGGTTTTCTATCTTTGGTTATTTTTATTCTGTTTAATCTTTTGGTCATTAGTTTTCCAGTTCTATATCTTCCTCCGAATTCCATGGCGTTATTTCTCTTTAGGACTGATCTTAGTTGTTTGCCTATGATATTTGCTTTATCTGCTATTTTGTCTATGAATAATACATTAGTCGCACCATCGAATGCTGATCCTTTCCAACCACGTCCTCCTAATGTTTTTGCTATTTTATTTCTTGCATTTCCTCCTTGGGAAAGCCCATCTTGTGCTAATAGTTGTCCTCTCGCATCTGCCATCATTCTTCTTTTTTCTTCTGGTGTTGGTTGTCCGAATTTTGCCAATAGCATATTTACTATTTCTTTGACTAGTGGTAATAGATCTTTTGTTTGTTTTCTTTCTAGGATTTCATTCTTTTTATTTATCATTATTTTTGCTATTTCATTGCCGAGGATCGCGTAGTCTTCTTTCGGGGTTTTGTCTCCTCTGCCTGAGAATTTTGCTGATGCATATAGCATTGCTTTTTCATGGAGTGATGTGTTCTCCATTTTTGGTAGGATTTTTACTAATGTATCTAATATTTCTTGTTTTGTTGATTCTAGTATTTCTCCTGCATTTGGATAATCTCCTCCGATGATATGTTCGATGGAGATATCTTCTATCATATTTAGACAACTATGGATCAGTTCTGGGTTGATTTGAGGCATTGCAATATCAGTTGTGTAATGGATATGAGCTATTTCATGTAATAGCAGTCCGAGGATGTGATCCTCGGACAAGCTATATATGTCTTTCTTTTTATAGAATACTTTTTTCTCTTTGATATTTGCTGCCCATCCTTCGCCTTCCCTTACTATTACTTTGTATTGTCTAGCTAAAAGATCTGCTATCTTTTCGAACTCATTTGATCTCATATAGATTTTCGATAACAGTGAGCGAGTCTTCCAAATCTTTGTGATGTAGAATAACAGCTCTCTTGTTCTTATTAGCTCCTGTTATGAACTTGACTATGCTAGCTGCTTTTTCTCCTAGTGTATCTGTTTCTTTTGTTTCTGCTCCCGTATTACCTTCTTCATAGTATGTTGCTTCTACAATGAATGCGTCTCCTTTGACTCCTGTTTCTTTATTGCATTCTACTACAATTTCTCCTAGGTTTTTCTCACTTAATTCTTCTATTGGAGTTGTTACCGATTGTAGTCCTAGATATATATCTTGCATATCTGCGTCTAATACGAAGTTATTTCCTATAATTAGATCTTTTGCTGATTTGATCTTTTCTCTTGTTGCTGAGGCTGCTTTCTTTGAGCTTGGTAGATGTAATCTTGCTAGGGATTTTATTGCTTTATTGTCTATCGGATCTAATTTATTTGCGAATGCTAATGATAATGCTTCTGTTGGATCTACGAATTCTGCTAGTTTTAACGTGTGTAATACGTCTCTGGTGTTGATTGCATATTCTGAATTACCTGCTTCTTTTGATTGTCTTGTTTCATTAGCCATTGTGACTAATTTGAGCGCTAATTCTGATTTGGCAATTGCATTACCTAGATGATATTCAATTATTTCTAATTCTTTTGCTGCTGGTGGGAAATCAGCATTTATACAGATACCAAATCTGGATAATAATGCTTTATTCATTTCTTTTGTTCCTGCATATTCTGGTGGATTACAGGTAGCAAATAATCTGAAGTTTGTATGTTTCTTTACTATTTCTTTATCATCTTTTTCATTTAGGACTAGATAGCCATCATCGTCCATTATTGATTGGAGAACGAATAGAACTTCGGGTAGTGCTGCATTTATTTCATCTAATACAATCCATTCTCCCTTTCTCATTGCTTCAGTTAATACTCCATCTACCCAATAGGTTCCTTTTTCATTGATTAATAATCTGCCTATTAATTCATCTGCTGTTGTTCCGCCATTTAGATTAACTCTTCTTAATCCGTTTTGGGTTTCTCCGGCTAGATATCTTATTGCTGATGTTTTACCTGTTCCCGATTCTCCTACTAGGATAATTGGCATATTGTCTCTTATTCCTATCGCTAGTGTTTTTAGCATATCTCCATGGTCTATGAATTTACCTGAG